CTTTTTTCTAACTATTGGATGTATGTGAGTGGTACATGTCAGATAAATTCACCCAAAATCACATCCTTTTTTCATATACCACTCACATACTAAAGATATCGAGGAACAAGAATATTCTTAAGGATTTGTTGCATATTCTACTTCGATAATTGGTTTCGTGTTATCTGCAAGATCGTCGATATCGACAAATTCAAGGCTTTGGAACCCAAAGCGGTGAATCTTTCTTGTCATCTTCATAACTTTATTTTCACTAAATCCTTGATGGATATCTGTATCGCCATCAATAAATGAATAACTTGGGTACCAACAGTTATTGTTCAAATGTTTAGCAACACCGAGTGGTATTGAATAGATTTGGTTATCAGTAAGAGTATAAAATTCTACCTGATCACCTTTATATTTTCTGAATGGGAAGCGAAGTGTTGCACCTGGTGTCTCATAATTTTTGAATACACCGCGCACTTTTTCACGATCTTTATCTCTTTGATAACGAACATTTTGCGGCTTCTTACTTACTTGTTCTTTGCTTACTGATTCTTGGCTCATGTGTACTCCTTTAAAATGAGGGGAGGGCGCCCTCCCCTCAGCTAAAATCTAATTAGATTGCTTCAACTGAAAATGCCGTCTCAGCTACCCAGTAAATAACATCATTAGCTGCACCAGCTGGGCTATCAACACCTGCTGAAAGAACCATTCCTCTATAATTAGGATCTTGGAATGGATCTCCAACAGTTAAACTTGTTCCGGCAGGAACAGTTTGAGCTGGTGTAAATGCACCGGCTGCTGTTAATGGGAATGCGAATGCAGTAAATGCCGTTGAATCGACATTGATTGTAATGGTATTAGTTGCCAAATCAACATCAACGATTTTTGCAGTCAAACCATTCATCTCTACCATGCCGTAAGCAGCTGGCACGACCATTGTTACATACGCACCAACTTCATAGCCATGTGTTACTGATAAGGTAACCACAGCTTCTGCTGCTTGCGTGATAACGGTTGCATAACGAGGCCGTGGAACTTGAGGAGTTCCAGCAACGGAAGGAAGATAGAATATCTGGCGATAGAAGCCATTAGTACCAGCAACGATTGTTGGTGCATATGGCAGTTCAAAATCTACACCAGCATTAATTGTACCAACTTCGAAATCGATACCACCGAATTGCTGTGCACCGACAACATTGAAGAATCGCACAACTGAACCTACTACAAGAGGAGCAGTAGTTGCCGTATCAACAACTGGAGGTGCAGCAGCAGAGATTGCAGTAATTGCAATTGACACACCAGGCTCTACACTACTTGAATCAAACAATGTGAATCCGCCTGTTGCTAGAACAACTGGAGACATTGAATCATCGGCAGCAAGCTTTACGTACTCGATAGCAGCCCCGGCAGCGAAATTCCGTAACCAATGGAATTCGACACCAGTTCCAGCACCGCCAGCTGCGAGAGTAGTCATATTATATACATGCATAGAATCTATATCTGATACTAAATCGATATAGACATCTTCACCGGTAGCGGTGAAAGAGCCCTGAAATTTCTTAGTAGTTTCCATAGTACCTCCTTTTATGACAATGTAGCGCGAAGTCTGAGCACCCAATTATCATTTGTGATAACTGGAACTTCAGCGAACTTATACCCAGCTGTTGAATACAAACCAAGTGGGCCACCAGCAATGTGCGGTGGCGTATACATGAATTGTGCACTATAGCCGTCCTGCTCGACGCATGCGTATGCATCCATGCCGACACAGAAAATATTAAACACATCAGCATTAAGATTTGAAGCATGAGCTGCTACTGATCCGACTGACGAAACCAGGAAACGAAGATTTCCGATTGCTCCCCATTCAGATGGCAGAACATTCTTATAATCTGGATATTGTGAGTTATGAATAAATCCATTAACTCCGTCGAGTTCTCCAGTTAATTGAGCGGAACATAAAGCAAAAAAACCGTTGCGAACTGGTGATGCGCCAAATTTATCGGCCCCCTCGATCCCATCCATTGTTGTCCGTGCATCTGCATTCAACAGAGTACGCACAACAACATCCACGTCGGATCTCGTGATATTTGTTGGATTATCTCCATTTATTCCGCCAACACAGTCGATCAGCGCAGCTGTCGCTGCAAGCATATCGCGAGTCAATTGGTCTTCAGTCTGGCGCAAACAGACACCGAGACGTTCCGCTGCTGCATTAAGAGCTGGATCTTGGTTCTGGAGAGTAACTTGGTCACTAATAGCGATCCATGTACCGTAGAAAGACATTTTCGCTTCGATATCAACTGCATTCAGCAATTGTGAAGGAGGCGTGTCGCCAGTATTTCCCAGTGGTACAACTGATGGTATCAAGGGGTTATATCTACGCATTTTCAATGTTGTTCCACCACTACGCGGCATTGAATATTTTGTCGCAGGAATTTTATGGATAAGGTTAGGAACTGCTGTGAGCAACAACTTTTGGCTAAAAGACTGCTGCACCGGCGCTGGTAAGACGCTAGTCGTAGTTAGATTCATAAGACATCCTTTAAATAAAACCGTATATGTTTTGATTTAAAGCTGACGAGGCTTCAGTAGTCAGAGCTCGATGAACACCCTTACACCGATGGCTCGGCGAACACCAATACGCCGATGAGCTCGGCGAACACTCATACGCCGATAGGCTCGGCGAACACCAATACGCCGATAGGTTTTACAGGCCATAAACTGTTGGCTCGCGACGCCCATACGCTATCTGAATATAAATTCTTACAAAGAAAGAAGTCAAAAAAACCCACCTATCTAAGGAAGAAAATAGGTGGGTTCGTATGGAGACAGTTATTTATTATCTACGTTTACGCGCTTCTATCATCTCTTTTTTGAGTAATGCTTTTGCTTCATCGGAGATAGCACCACTAAATAAATGGGCATTTGCGAGTGGACTCTCTCCTTGCTGTGGCGATATGCTCGCTGCAGTTCGTGGCTTACTTGCATTCTGCTGCGCCTTTAACCTATCAGCAGCAAAGTTATCTTCTTGGTAGATTCCATAGCGCTTGATTGCGTTATAGATTGCCTTTGCTTGTGAATAGGGATCAGGATTAAGAGCAATAGATGCAGCAATGTCAGGATCGATTGATTTCAGATCGTTAACGGTATCTTTGTTAACTACGTTCTGAAAATCTGGGAACTGACTTTGAATAAGTTGCTCTGCGCTCTGGTTTTGCATCTGCTTCTGATAGTTTGCGATACGTGCTTCAAGCTCGTCCATCTTTCGATCATATTTAGAGAGATGCTTCCCTTCAACCAGATCATCAGGATTGATTGAATAGTCTATCGGTGGTGCCTTAGGTGCTTCTTGCTTATAAGGCTGCTGAGGTGCTGCAGATTCATATTCTCGTAAACGACGCAGTGCTTCGTCGCGCTCTTGCGTCATCTTATCTGCTTTTTCCCTTAAGATACGTGCATTAAGTTCTTGATGTGCTGGTTCAGGACGCTTAACTTCTTCCTGGACTTCGCTTTGTGCAGCTTCATTTTCTACTGGCGCTTCTTGCACTACTTCTGTTGCAATTTCTGGTACTAATGACTCATTTTCAATCATTGTTCTCCTTTATATCTCTAATAATATTGAATCGTCACGCTCACCATTTAGTCTCTTAGCTCTTTTAAATAATGTTCCATCTTCGAATTCAAAGATATATCTGAGTGATTCATGCTCACATTTCATAACGTGATTAAGGTTCTGCTTCATCATGATGCATGTTTCTTTTCCAGGAACTGACCAAAGAAATTCGAATCTATCATCTGCCTTATGATATTTATAGACTGATTGGTCATAATTTGGTGTTGGGCATGTCCATCTATGAAAAACGCAATCTTTCATAAATTTAGTAAAAAGTATCTCTTCCTTTATGAGTATGACAACGAAGAAATCACGAGGATATACTTTCTTACCATCAGCAAAAACCCTACATAGGTTTGCAGCTGTTTTTTTATTCATTGCAAGCGCAAGTTCTATCGGATCACGTGTATCTGGTGTTTTATACATCAATTCGAGTGACTTGCGACCAACAGTATCGTATCTGCGTTCCATTCCTACTACTCCTTATTATTTCTTCTTTTTAGGGACTTTCGCACCGGCTTTTCGTGACTCTGACAAAGCTATTGCAACTGCTTGTTTTCTATTTGTCACTTTCTTGCCTTTTTTTGACCCGCTATTCAAGGTGCCTTCCTTGTACTCTTCCATAACTTTGGCAACTTTATTTGCGCCCTTTTTTAACTTCTTTTTTGCCATTGCTTGAACCTTCTATCTTTTTGAGTTTGGAATAATAGTTCGGAACTTCCTTCAAGTGAGCAAGAGCAATACGGCCAGTTTTAACCATGTTGCCATGCGTTACATCTTTATGTTCCTGCTCAACAACAAGACCTTTAGCGAATTGATCAAGTGAGTATTTCTTCCAGTCCATATTAAGCTTATCGCCAATCTCGCGTGCTTCTGTTTTTGATATCTTCATTCTATCTTCTTCGTTAAAATCATTCTAAATCCTGTTTACACCATTCTACCCAAAAGGAGAAATATGAAGAAAACTTTTATGTTATTACTTGCGGGCAGCTCATTGTTTTGCGTGGAAGAGCCAAGAGTGCAAAAAGAGGAGTGCCCATCCGGGCTAATACGGTCCAATCCGGGCCCGAATCAGCCCGAATCAGCCCACACCTCAACTGGAGAAGAAACATCGCAAAAAAGGAGGAAGACGCAAACCCTTTCACGTAACAGTTGGCATAGCAAATCGTATAAAGATCTAACGGAATACCTACCAAGCTACTAAATAGGGCGGGCGGCCCTGGGCCGCCCGAGGCAGAAAATAGACAATAAAAAGAGCCAGGGACATAATCCCTGGCTCTAAAAAAGGGGGTTCTCTAGCCGTTAGAGAACGTGTGTAGTGAGCACATAATATAGTATAAATTACAGCCCATTGCCATTATATCGTGTATCATCTTGCGGCCTAATAGGCTTCTTGCGAGATTTCTTTTCCATATTTGGAGGAGTTCCGAGTATGGAATAAGCTATCTTCTTTGCTTTATTTGATGCACGTGGCATTACTGGCATAATTACTCCTTAGTAGCGCTTTACTGACGCTTTACCTTTAATGGAACCCGACTTAACATCAGAATTCATTTGTCTGTCAACGCCACTGATAGTGTCATTGAATCCGCCAGTGATATAATTCACGCTAGGATACATTTTGCTCATGTAATGCTGTGGCATATTTGCTGTTTGACCTGGTGCATTTGCCACCATTCCAGCGCCCTGACTCTTTTCTTCATAAGAACCAGCTGCATTCATTTTGCCGCCGTAATATTTCTTTGCCATCATTAATCCTTTTTGGTAGAAACTGCCTGCTCGCAGACAAGGTTTATCCTCTATCTACCTCACAAGCCACGCTCGGAGGCTAATGGCGCCTGCTGTTCTTCCGGTTGTTTGATTTCTTCTTGAACAACATTTACCATCTTTGATAATGCTATTAGCTTCTCAAGTTGCTGTATATCAATATTTTCAATCTCTTTGAGCGCTCTAACCATATCGAGTGTTGCAGCCATGTCATCCTTGCGCGCCTCTGCTTGACGCTCTACTGCAAGCGCCTGATTCTCTTTAACTCTGCTTACACGCTCTATACCAAGACCCTTGTCAGCCATCGTACGTGCTTGCTGCAATTCTATGCGCGCCTGTTGATCTTGCATCGCTAATTCTGCCTGTGCTTGCTCCATTTGCTGTTTTTGTTCGTTCATTGCACGGATAGAATCAGTTAACTTCTTCTTGTCCTGAAGGGTAGCTGCTTCGAGCAATACATCATCAGGAACTGGAACGCCTGCTTCCTTCAACTGCAATAACTGAGCGAACTGCATCTGGCGTTGTGTTGTAGTGTTAAGCCCTTCTTCCACAGCAGCGTCATACTTGCCGAATGCCTTATTATAAAACTGCGGGGATGGCTGCTCTTCGATGATGCGTTGCACCTTGCCTGGAGTGAAGTTTGTTTGAATAATGCTTATCATGAGCTTGCCAAGTAGTTTCTGTGCGAAATCAAGACCATCAAACAAGGACTGCAGAGTTGTGAGCCCTGCGCCTTGCCGTAACATTGACAATATTCCAGCTACATCATCAACAGCTGAGCCACTCATCTCTTTACTTACACCAGATATCTCTGGAATCTCGTCGCGCATCATTTGTGACAACTGCAGTGTAGTTGAAGCAAGAGGAATTGGTACGATTTGCTGTACGTCATCCATAGATGCTTCTTGCTTCAATGCGAGGCCGCGACCTTCACCAGACATGAAGACAGACTTCGGATCAATAAGCGCATCTTCTTTATACTTCCAACCAGTATTTATCTGTGATTCGAGCGTATTAAGCTCAATTAATTTACGACGATTGTACAAGAACTGTGGATCTCTAAGACCACGAACTACACCCTGTACACGATAGTCATATGTCGCCAATGTTGGATCATAATAGCCAAAAACTGGTACAAATGGATAATTATCGATGCCAAGAGGATTCGGTCCGTCATATACGACCTTTCCCTGCACAACAATAGCCAAATATACCGTAGGTATATCTTGTTTAATGACTGTAAGTTGAGGGTAGAACCGAAGAAAATCTTCTAGATCTTGCTCCTCCTTGCCTGCCCATTCTATTGACTCACCAGTCTGCGTATCTACCAGTAAACGCTGTGAACGATATGTACGATAGTAGAATTCATCGTATGTTAACAGGTTCTTCATAGTATTATTGTAGTTCTCAGGCAAGAATTGGAACTTCCCATCTTGTGTAGGATTTCCTGTAAGGTCCTGGATGAGGCTTTCTTGATCAGATAGCAACGAGATGCATTCACTCTTCGATATAAAAGATCGTTTCCATATAGCATTACAATCAGAAAGATCAGTCTTACGGAAGAATGGATCAATAACGAACGAGTTGTATGCACAGTTATCAACTTTAATGTTTCCTGATATTGGATCACTTCGATAGTCTATCCAAACCTGAAGCAGATTCAGTCCAGTAACACAAGCTCCCTGAAAAGCATCAGAGATCGTTTCGGATATGCCTTCTTGCTGATTAGCCCACATCATTATCTTGGAAAACTGATTCGCCGTCTCTTCATCGCCGTTCTCTACAGGAACAACAATGGTAGACTTCCTATTCTTACGCTGATAGCCACTTATAGTGAGTACTACAGGACGAATATGGTTGAAGCTGAATGTCCTTCTTCGATTAAGAGGTAAAGAGCCATAGACGGAATCTATAACGCTCTGATCACCGGCCATGAAACGACTATCAATTGACGCTTCACTCCAGTACTGCTGATTCATGGTTATGGATGACGCATAGAAAGTATCCATGAATTTTAGTATGCCGGTCTCTTTTTCTACATAGTGTTCGGAGGTTACTGGAGGGAATAATGCCATTAAAAGTCCTTTTTTTTCATGATGAACGAGATGACCTCGAAATCAATTCATTATCAGTGTAAAATCGGACATTTTCCATAGCAAGTAAAAGAGTAAAGCAAAGCAGACTAGTTAATATTAGATGGATCCTTAAACATTGCTATTCTATCCATAAAAACACGATGGAGTTCTTTGTCTTCTATCCTGTCAATATGATTCTTCATAGACATAAACATATCAATCTGGGCATGTATAAATTTTTCCAGATCACCTAATGACTCCAAGCACACTAATTCATAAGGACCTTGATCAGGCAGATCGTAACCGACACCTATAGCAATATGTTCATCTACTATAGCGGCATGCTCATCTGCTATAGCGATAAATCTTCTCATAAAAGACTCTAGTTCAAGATGTTTTTTCATAATTCTCACTTATCCATACATTCTATGCATTTTTTGATACTTATCTATACACGACGTGCTAGCATGAATAAGAAAATAAGCTTCATCATTTTTAACTTCGACGTATGAATCCATTAGTTCGCTGCCATGATGGCAGTAAATGCGAGAAATTGTAAATAGGCATTTTGAAATATTCTCATCTTTCGCGCAGGATGCTTTATTATGACCTTCTGCTTCGGTAATTAAAGCCTTTAACTGTTCATCGAGGTCATAAAGCTCCTCAAACCTTGATATTCGTGTGTGGCTATCAATATTGAATGCTTTTTTACTTCTAAACTGACTACAAAATGAATCAAACATTATAAGAATTCTCCATAGCAAGTTAATGTTAGTTATTTACCGTAAAGTTCGAAACCGATTGGGGCTTCTAATGAAATGCATAAGTAGCGGAGAGCATCGCAAGCGTGACTATACATGTCGAAGATTGGCTTCGGTGAGTAAGTATTTTTTACAGCATCAAACTCATAGCGATAATTAGCGAGTGCATTGATGAGCACCTTGCACTTTTCATCGATGAATACCTTTGGCAACGTACTGCACACAACTTCAATACCTTCCTCAAAGGAAAGATTCTTTGCGGCTTCAATACTATCCTCAAGAGACAGATCATTTACCACTTCAAATGAAATGCCAAGCTCGGCAGCCTTCTCAAGCACGCTCTTGCCGGTTCCAAGTTCTATCATATTGATATCCCGTGGAGCCAGATGCCTATCCCATTTGTAAGGTTTAGATTCAAGATATTTAATGTAATGCTCCAAGCCAACAGAAGCGTTCTCGTAATAATCTATGATATGGATTTTTTCTTCAATGCGCTGGTAAGAAATAATGCAAATCTGCTCACATATTCCAAAATCCCATACCGAATTAACAGGGAAGCTTGGATCCCATGGGACATTGGTAATCTTCCCATCAAGTTGCATCTTATCTAAGTACTTGCCGTATACAGCGTCTTGCATGTGCTTCCTTCTTCCTTAAAGTTCGAAACCGATTGGCGTGCCCGGCAGGATTCGAACCCGCGACCTAACGGTTAACAACCGTTTGCTCTACCGCTGAGCTACGGGCACTAATATATATGGTATTATAGCAAAACTGATAACTACCAACCACCTTTCTGCCTAAATGGACCAGATTCCATTAAGTTATTTCCATACATTGCTTCACGATAGTTGCGCTCTATATCTTCTGCAGTTGCTCCTCTTCTCACAAAAGAAAGAGATGTGCAGAGATAACGAAGAGCATCACAAGCATTTGAGTGCATATCATGAAGCGGTTTTGGCGAGTAGACCTTCCTCTTTGAATCAAATTCATATCTATAGCTAGCAAGAGCCTTTATAAGCACCTTGCACTTCTCATCAATATAGATTTTCGGCAATGTACTGCGAACTGCTTCAATACCATCCTCAATGGAGAGCTTCTTGGCTACAACAAAGGAAATGCCGAGCTGTCGAGCCTTCTCTATACGACTCATTCCAGTTCCCAGCTCTCTCACCTGAATATCGTGCGGAGCTATGTGTTTTCCCCATTTGTAAGGCTTAGATTCAAGATACTTAATATAATGCTCAAGCCCAACAGAAGTGTTCTCGTAATAATCTATGATATGGATAGCCGTTCCAATGCACTGAAACATAATGACGGATGTCGCATCTCTAACACCAAGATCCCACGCAGAATTAACAGGGAAATTCGGCTCCCACGGAACGATAGTAATCTTCCCCTCTAAATGCATCTTGTCTACATACTTGCCGTACACGGCGCCTTCCTGGCCTAATTCAAAACTACACCAGTACTCTTGCATTGAAAGCTCGCGAGACAGCTCATTAGATGCTATGTCTCGTTCTATAGCATCAATAGAGATATGCTGGGTATCCTCGATAGTCAATTTATAACAGAACCAGTCATCAGAGTTCTTAGCTATCTGGTAAAGATCATAGAAGTGGTTCTTGCCACGTGGCGTAGAGATGATGATAACAGATCCATCGTTAGCATTCAGCAAAGGCCTAGCAAATTGATATGCTCGATTGTCAGCGAGAGCGAACTCACTAAAAACGATCATGCAGGCGTTTGTCCCTACAAGTGAAGTATCATAGGTGTCTGAGCCTATGAGCTGAATAATGCTAGAATTTACGAGAGTGATCTTCATTTCTTGGCTATTAACCTTTGAAATGAGCTCCTTGGGGATAAAATCAATGAACTTCTTGCCGTCGTTCGTAATGCTATCCCAAATAACAAGACGACATTGCTTAAAAGTAGGAAGGCAATAGAAATAGACTCCAACACGTTTCAGAGCGGCTCGAATTAAGAGATTGAACGCCACTAGATCTTTTCCGGCTCTTCTGGGCATGATCACCAGCATCTTCTTATACTTCTGATTCTCAAATGCCGTACATATAGGTAATTGATAATCTCTCGGAGTAAATCTATTTAGTCTTACTATCGTTTCAGCTTTCATTACTACTCTTCCTACTCATTACTTTTTTAACTAGAGGTATCAATCAAGTATACGAAGAGAGCGATACCAACTCCTATACCTAGAGCAAATATCGTCCATCCAGAACAGATAAAACTGTGAAGCATCATTGGAATCATGCTTTTCCTTTCTTTCTTTACAATCAATATCGTATGGGAACCGTCATTGTTTATT